AGAGGCTGCCTCGGCAGCACCTACACCCGATCCCACTATTCCTTCAATGGAAAACACCACCCCTGATCTGGCAGTGGTGCGGGCCGAAGCCGCTGAGGCTGAGCGCTCCCGCATTGCTGACATCTCTTCCCTGACCGCTAAGCACGGCATGGAAGATCTGGGCCGTCAGCTGATCGAGTCTGGTCGTTCTATCGACGAGGCCCGCGCTGCGGTTCTTGACAAGCTGAACATCAAAGAGGAGCCCGTCACCATGTCGGCCGCTGAAATCGGTCTTTCCCAGCAAGAAGCTCGTAGCTTCTCGTTCCTGAAGGCCATTCGCCACCTGGCAAACCCTGCAGATCGCGGCCTTCGCGAAGCTGCTGCATTTGAAATCGAAGCCTCTCAGGCTGCTGCTGCCAAGTCTGGCCGTCAGCGTGGTTTTGCCATCCCCGTGGATGTCCTGACCCGTGACCTCAACGTTGGCACTGCTACCGCTGGTGGCAACCTGGTTGAGACCCAGCTGGATGCTGCCAACTTCATCGACCTGCTGCGTAACCAGTCCGCACTCGATCGCGCTGGCGCAACCGTGCTGACCGGCCTCTCTGGCCCGATCAACATCCCCCGCCAGTCCGGTGCTGCTACCGCTTACTGGGTTGCTGAGTCTGGTTCTCCCACCGAGTCCCAGCAGACCATCGACCAGGTCGCCCTCAGCCCCAAGACCTGCGGCGCCTTCACCGACTTCAGCCGTCAGCTGTTGATCCAGTCCTCCATCGACGTGGAGAACATGGTTCGCAACGACCTGGCTCGCGTCCTGGCTCTGGAAATCGACCGCGTCGGCCTGTACGGCACGGGTTCTTCTAACCAGCCCCAAGGTCTCAAGACCACCACTGGCGTGCTGACCGAAGACTTCGCCGCTGACACCCCGACCTTCTCTGAGGTTGTGGCCCTGGAAAGCGACGTGTCCGGCGCTAACGCTCTGATGGGTAACCCCGTCTACCTGATGAACGCTGCCATGGCTGGCAGCCTCAAGACCAAGGCCAAGGACACTGGCTCCGGTCTGTTCGTGATGGAGAACGGCGAGGTCAACGGCTATCAGGCCATCGTTTCCAACCAAGTGGAAAGCAATGATCTCTGGTTCGGCAACTTCGCTGACCTGATCATCGCTTACTTCAGCGGTCTGGACATCATGGTGGACCCCTACACCGGCAGCACCTCCGGCACCGTCCGGGTGGTTGCTCTGCAGGATGTTGACGTTGCTGCCCGCCACGGCGGTTCCTTCAGCCGCGGTAACAACACCCTCTGATCATGAAGATCGAGATCCGTAAGCAAGTAACGCTGGCGGGTCAGGTAGTTCGGATCGGGGAAGTCGTTGAGGCTTCCCCTTCCGACGCCGCGATCCTGATCGGCAGTAACTGTGCAGTTGTGGCACCTGAGAAGGTGCAGGAAAAGTCTCAAGATGTCGTCATCGACATCGCTGACCCCAAACCCAAGACAACCTCTCGCCGGAGGGCTAAATCATGACCATTCAGAACCTCGGTACTAAAACCGAAGTGCTGAGCCTGCTTGCCAACGATGTGGTTACCGCCACAGGCACTGGCTCTGCTGTTGACCTCGTTGATTACGAAGGTGACATCGCCGTTGTGCTCGACGCTGAAGCCGGTGGCGCAAGCATCACCTACGCGGTGAAGCTGACCGAATCCGACACCAGCGGCGGCACCTATACCGACGTGAGCGGCGGTGCTTTCACCACCACTGACGCCAACACCGCATTGGTGGAAAAGATCAGCGTCAACACCAACGCCCTGAAGCGCTTTGTGAAAGCAAGCGTGACCGTGGCTGGTGGTACTGGCGCTGGCGCTGTCAGCGTTGTTGCCCTGGGCTCTAAGAAGTACGGCTGATCATGGCCATTACTGAGGATCTGGACATCTATTTGGCCGACTTCGGTGTTTCCTGCACTGCGGGCGATACTACGGCCAATGGGATCTTGGACATGCCCAGCCAAGTGATCAGCGATGGGATGGTCTTAACGACCGATTACACGCTGACCACCAGAGCCTCAAACTTTGGGGATCTCGTCAGCGGTGACTCAATCACCGTTGACGGGAACTCCTACACCGTCCGGGAGACTCTCCTGATTGACGACGGCAGATTTGTTCAAATTGCATTGCAGCGGACATGAGCCACACCATCGTGGGCGGCAATGCTGATCGCCCTGCAAATATCCACAACTTTGACACCATCACCAACACGGGCACCTCGGAAAGCCTTGAGATTGATGGCGTGGTTATCACGAC